TTTATGTTTATCTTATAAAATGGGTGGTGGATTATTGAACATTATCTCTTATGGAAATCAGAATATCATGTTGAATGGAAATCCAAGTAAAACCTTTTTTAAGACCGTCTATGCGAAATATACCAATTTTGGCATGCAAAAATTTCGTTTAGATTATGATGGTCAGCGAAATCTAAAACTCAACGAAGACACCCACCTTACGTTTAAGGTGCCTAGACACGCGGAATTATTGATGGATGCGTTTTTAGTTTTTCATCTACCTGATATATGGAGTCCTATTATTCCACCTTCTTCTACGACCGATTGTTGGAGGCCGTATGAGTTTCGATGGATTCGTCATATAGGAGCGAATATTATTAAAAGAGCGAGAGTGATTATCGGCGGACAAACCATTCAAGAGTTTTCGGGTGAGTATTTGAAAAACATGGTAGATCGTGACTTTAATACGGACAAGAAGAATTTTTTTCACAAGATGATTGGACACGATGAAGAACTGTATAAACCAGAAGTTGCGTTCAATCGTTTTAATCGATATCCGAATAGCTTCTACATGAATTCGCCGTTAGAACCTTCTTTGAGAGGCCGAACCATCTACGTGCCTCTTCATTTTTGGTTTATGAATTCAGCAAAGATGGCCATCCCTCTCGTCAGTCTACAGTATCACGAAATGCAAATTGATCTAGATCTAAGACCGATTCGAGAATTATTTACCATCAACGATGTGTCTTTGACCAAAGAACAAGGTTTTACCACTAACTCCATACAACCTAACTTTACCAATGAATACCATGCGATGTATCGATTTTTACAACAACCCCCTAATTTTACCTTGGAATCTAGTAGCTATTCAAATAAAAATACTTCTTGGGATAATGACATTCATCTAATGACAACGTATGCCTTTTTGACAGACGAAGAAGCAAGAACCTTTGCCGCAAATGAACAGCGGTATTTGATCAAAGATATTCATGAGACCAAACATCCAAATATTACAGGAAGTAGACGTGTTCGAATCGATACAAATGCCCTCGTTTCTTCTTGGATGTGGCATTTCCGAAGAAGTGACGCGTTCAAGCGTAACGAATGGTCCAATTATAGCAATTGGGATTATGAAAGTGTTTTACCCGTGAATGTAATACCGGCTCCTGAAACAAGCGCCTATAGCGTGAATAATTTTCAGATTGGTCCTGGTGCTGAGTATACACGCTCTTCAAACAACCTCATCGTGTCTTCTTCAAATGGATATTACATCACTCCTAAAATGTCGACAAAAAACATCAAACAGATTCTCTTATCTCTTTCAATCCTATTTGATGGTAAATTTAGAGAATTCTCTTTTAATCCAGGTGTTTACAACTATATGGAGAAATACAAGAATTCAAATAGTATCTCCGACGATGGGCTCTATACCTATAGTTTTAGTCTAAATACCAGTCCATTTGAATTACAGCCTTCTGGTGCGATTAACCTTAGTAAATTTAAAACGATTGAACTAGACATCTCTACCATACTTCCCGATTTAGACCCAAATGCTAGTTTTCAAGTGATCTGTGATACAGAAGGCACCGTCATTGGAACGACTCAAAAAGATGTGTTGTATATTTACGGATTTGATCTATACTTAGCCGAAGAGAGGTATAATTTATTAAGGTTTATTAGTGGAAATGCCGGACTACTCTATATAAGATGACACCTCATGAATATTTTATAACTATATATATTATGTCTAGTGAAAACCCTTCACAATTGTATGTCGATGATAAATTTATATTTGGTCCAAAACCCAAAGATGGTGAGATATTTAAAGGAGACGTTACGTTAAAGGCAGATGACGGAACCACCTTGACCGTGAAACAAACCGGAGATACGGTTTACAGAGAGGATAAAAAAATGTTCGAATCTACTAAAGGAACCAAAATAGCCTATATCATCGAATTTCCAAAGGATACGAAATCTAATTCAACCAATACCTCTTTTACTACACCTAAAAATGGCATATGGACTTTTAGTGATAGTTCGAATATAAGCACAGACAATAAAGGCAATCTTAGTAAGCGAGTGACCACGGGCACTGTAAATATCATCCCCTCTACCGGAATAAGTAAACAAACCGAAACAGCAAAGGTCGCCACTACTTTTGTAGACAACGCGACAAAGACAGAATCGTCAAGTTGGACGGAATCCAAAACAGGAAATTTGAATGAAAATCCGCTGTTAACGATTGGTCTCATCGTCTATGATCTTTTGATGGATATGATGATTGTCGTTATTTTTTGGATACTCTTTGTATCGATCAGCTGTTGGTTAATGGTCCCGGCGGAACATTTATATCCTACAGATGTGTCAAAATTTCCATTTGTCTATTACAAAACAGAGGGTAGGTATTACGACATGTTGACTCACGACACAGAAAATGAAGACATTTGCAAAAAGAAGGATACAAAATTAAACTCAGAAGAAGTGGCCAAACAAAAAAGCCTATTCAATATAATTGATTCCTTAAAGGATGTTGTGAAAGAGATGCTCTCTATCATTTATCCAGCGATCGTGAGCCATGAAGAAAAGGATGTAAATATATTAAGCGTTTATCTTACGCAAAGTTGTGTCAAAGATTATAACTCCATCGGTATAGCAGAATCGCTTCAATATCTCTTGATGACCCTTGTGTTTCAGAATTTTTTATACTGTAACAAGGTTACCCAAAATATACATTCTATCTTCTCATATATTTCTGTTAAAATATTACCTTATTTAGGAAAAACTTTACCTGTTGTATTATTTGCTGCCATCCTCTACGTTTTGTTTATGGGATCAGGTGAAATGTCTAATAAAGTAATTGATATATTAAAGATCAAATTAAAGGAAGGTGACGACTTAGAAACGCATCTCACGAATTCATTGATTCGATTATTGATCTACAGTATATCGTGCACTCTTACCTTGGTCATGCCTTTGTGCTCTATTTTGATTCTGGTCTCTTGGATGGTTACGACGTTTACGCTTGGAAAAAATATATTTGGCGCTTTCAATAAATCTCTTTTCTGGTTTTCATTAGCGACTCTATTGTTCTCGCTTGGATCTTATTCGACCATCATTCTATTGGCAAGTAATACCGTTAATCCGAAAGACATGTTTAATTTTAATGAAGGAGGAACCTTTGCGATCATGACGATGATTTTTTCGGCATTTGGTATTCTATTGCCAGTGCTTTCGGGTCTTTTCTATGGACTGTATCTTGCCTTTAAACTCCTTACTTCTTTTTTCCAATTTCTTAGATTTAACACTGTATTAGAAAAGTTACAATCTACCATCGTGTCTTTAATTTTGGTCGCACTTGTGCTCTTGATCAAACATGTCAAAAGTAGACTGGGTGATACCTACATGATCATTACCATTATTATCAGTGTATTGATTGGAGGCTATAACATGAGTAATCTATTTAAAGATCCTGGTCCGCCTAAAGTTATCGTTCCTGGTCCATTTAAAGTGGTTTGATCTTAAGAATTCTATTACGAATCAAAAGGGAATTAAACAGTTCGTTGTAGGTTTCTTTATATGCCAAGGGTGAGTTTGTGCACTCCTACGTTTAATCGCCGTCCATTTTTTAAAGGAACCATCGCAAATGTATTGTCCCAGGATTATCCTCTCGATCAGATAGAGTGGATTATTGTAGACGATGGGACAGATAAAATCGGAGATCTTGTCTCTCATCTACCTTTTGTCAAATACATTCCTGTAGAAAAAATGCCCTTGGGTAAAAAAAGAAATTTCATGCATGACCAATGTTCTTTTCAAGAAGACGATGATATTATTATCTACATAGACGACGATGATTATTATCCCGTTCAAAGAGTATCTCATGCGGTGTCTCGGCTTACTGGATCGGATGCTTTGTGTGCTGGATCTAGTGAAATGTTCATCTGGTTCAACAGTCTTCAGAAGATGTATAAATTTGGACCCTATGGTCCCAATCATTCGACCGCCGGGACATTCGCCTTTAAGCGTGCTCTTTTAAAACAAACTCGCTATCAAGATGATGCCGTCATTGGAGAAGAAAAGCATTTTCTGAAGGATTATACCATTCCATTTGTTCAACTCGATCCAATGAAAACCATTTTGGTTTTTTCGCATAACCAAAATACGTTTGACAAGCGAAAACTGATTGATACAACCAGCTCGGTATGTAAAGAATCTTCTTTGAAAGTAAAACATTTTATTAAAAACAAAGAAATTCATCACTTTTATACGAAAGAAATGGATACTCTCTTAGAGTCGTATGAACTGGGTGAACTCAAATACAAACCCGACGTAGTTCAAGAGATTAAGCGTCGAGAACAGCAACATGCTCAAAAATGTCGATCGATTAATGTTGATGAACTCATGACTGCTTTGCGTAAAAAAACCGAAGAAAATCTAGCCCTCGAGAAAGAACTCGCGTCTAAAAATGAATACATTAGACTTTTAGTTGAAAATATAAGGTTGCGCGATTTGTCTCGTTCTGAGTAAGCTCATCTGTTTGTTTTCTCCAAAGTTTATAATACAAGTCCTTCTTCGAACAGTTTAGTTTATGACACAGTCCTATCATAAAAGTATTGTTGTTGTATTCATTACTGTATTTTGTAAGCACTTTTGTAAAACGATATTCAGCAACCTTTTTAGGTGTTATTTTAGACTCTTGGTATAAATAATAATTGTGTAGAAGTTTAATGTAATACGTCATTTCATTAAAAATCCACAATTGTTTTTGAAAGCTAATACGATCAAAATAGTCTCCTATACATAGATTCTTTAAGATGTTTTGATAAAACGGAAAATGTTCTTCTTGTAAGACATCGATCAGGTTCTCATGAAACAAAAGGGCCTGTGTCGCTTTTTCGTTTTCAATCATGAAATCGTCCTTAAATTGCTTTGTCATAATTTGAGTAATATTAATTTGAATACTTTTTTCATATTGATTATGAGCAATCTCTCTCGAAGCTTTGGTTTGTATACAGGTGCATAATTTCATAATTTCTTTAATCTTCTTATCGTAGTAATTGGTTCCACATAAAATGAGAGAAAAGGTTCGTATCTTTTTCTTTTTTTCTTCTAATTTAAATTGTTTTAAAAATTGGGTGAGCACCTTTTTTTCATGTGTATGAAGAAAATCAATATTGTCAATCACGCAAATCTTTTTTTTAGGAGCTTTATGAAAAATATCGATCACGGTAGGTTGTATCCATTTATATAAATCATCAAATTCTTGTATATCTTGGATCGAGACAAAAATAGAGTTGTCTAGTTCTTTTAACAGGGTTGTTTTATACGTGCCTGATTTACCAAAAAGATAGATTGGCTTGGATGATTTTAAAGCTGATTTGATTTCTTGTAAGGTCATTAAATAATCCATCGAATTATATTTAAATACTTGAACTATTTGAAATACCGTCCCAAGCCACTCCGCAATCCGCAGCCCAATCTCTTTTTTCCGGGATACCCATGCCTTTTGTGCTGAGACGCACACATTTAGGTTCGGTATTTGAATAGACACTGCCTTGTGCGATACAGTCTCCCGACTGATTTAAACTGTAGAAATCAGGACAGGGAGAAAGCGTAGGCGGAAATTCTTGAGATTTATTCTTGTTGCTCATGATTACAGCCATAATCACAAGAAGAATTAAAAGTTGAACCACGGCCGCAATGATCGCATTTTTATAAAATCCCATGTATAATTTATAAAAATAAAATATATATTATAGTTCAATGGAATCCAATGGAAGAATAGACTTGCTCACTTATCAAGGTGGGACGCCTCTTTTTTTAAAAGATAAAATTCTCCCTAAGTCAAAGACCCATTATTTTAATGCGATGAAGCATACCCTTCAAAACTCTGAATTGTCCTTGTTGTTTTTTTCTTCTAAAAATATCAATATTATTGAAAACGGAATTAAGGCGGGTGTCTATGAAATGTCCAACAAACATCATGTGATTGATACACAGGACCGTGATCAACTCTATGTCATCATGCGCGCCACTTTTTTACAGTATAGTTTAAACCAACCCGATAACCTGACCCAACAAATTGAAGTGTTAAACTCAAGAGTCATTTCCTATTGTGTTCCACGGATTTACGGAGAGATCCAAAGTTACCTCCATTATAAAAAAGACATCTCTACGTTAGCCGTGCCTTTAGCCAATCCTGCTTATTATCACAAGGACACTACCGTCGAATTCAAACGGTTCTTTTAGTTCGATGGTGTCTTTTACGTCTTCGAGTTTTGGTTCTTTTTATTTTGGAACGTTTCTTTCCGCCAAGCATACACTTACCA